AGCACCTTATACCGCTAGCTATACTTTTTATAACAAAGGGGGGTTATTGCTAGTTGTCTATATATGCTCGTCTTTACTAAGACTCGCATCAAACATAGTACTGTTAATACCCTGAAAACAAGAAAGAAAACAGTAAAAGAAAGAAGCCCTCAGTGTCGTAGTTTTTAAAAACCTTGTCAAGTCCACTGAAGGTACTCAAACAGAAAATAAATGTTCTTTTAGTGTCACCTATGCGACAGACACCTAAGATAGGAAAGCTGTTATAGTTCGACCCATTGCGGGGTGGAGAAGGAGTATCTCGTGTGGCTCATAACCACAAGACCGCTGGTGCGAATCCAGCCCCCGCTACCAAACAAAGGAAGAGAACATGGCTACAGGTAAAAAGTCACCAGCTTGGCAACGTAAAGAAGGTAAGTCTGAATCAGGTGGATTAAACGCTAAAGGTAGAGCTTCAGCTAAGAAGGAAGGTCATAACCTTAAACCTCCTCAACCTGAAGGTGGTTCTCGTAAAGATTCTTTCTGTGCTCGTATGGAAGGCATGAAGAAGAAGCTGACTGGATCAGCTAAGGCTAAAGACCCTGACTCAAGGATTAACAAATCCCTTAAGAAGTGGAAGTGTTAAATGCAAAGACGTACTTCTAGAGACAAGCGATACAAGAAGTCTGTATGGTCACAGAACCAAAAGCTTCAAGCTGTCAGTACGTACCTTATGCTTGGCAATATGGCTGAGACAGCTATTGTTACGGGTATACCCTTACCTACCCTTAAACTCTGGAAACAAATGGATTGGTTCAAAGAGTTTAGTCTCCAGCTAAAGACTGAAGATGTTCAGCAGATGGACTCTAACCTCAAACGGGTTATCAACAAAGCTCTCAAGGCTACTGAAGAACGTATAGACTTTGGAGATGCTCAGTTTGATCAGCGTACTGGAGATATTGTCAGAGTACCTATCAAGGCTCACGTTGCTTTAAAGATTACAACAGACCTACTGGCTAAGCAACAGAAACTAGAGGAAAACCCTATAGACAGGGAAGAAGTTGAGAAGACCATTGACGAACGATTGCTTAAGCTCAGTGCTGAGTTTGCTAGGTTTGCTGGTAATAAAACCCAAGCTGCTGTACCTATAGACGTAGAAGCTAAAGTCGTTAGCAATGTCTAAACTAAACTCGGATGTCATGGAAGGTTTTGTCAACTCTGTGTTGAGAAAGAATTTTGATAAACCAGCAGCTACTCCTGAATTCCATAAAGAAATATGGGAACTTGTTACTAGTAACAGCAAACAAGTTGCCATAGCTGCTCCTCGGTATCATGCTAAGAGTACAGCCGTAACCCATGCCTACACCCTAGCATCTGTCCTCTTTAGAGAATCCAGATACGTTCTTATTGTTTCAGATACTGTTACTCAAGCCGTACAGTTCCTAGGAGACATTAAGAAAGAACTACTAGAAAATGATGACCTACGTTCTCTGTTTGGGGTCAAAGAGTTTCCCAAAGATACTGAAGATGATTTGATTGTTGAGATGGAAGATGGGTGGACATTCCGTATCCAAGCCAAAGGTTCAGAGCAGAAGCTCCGTGGATTGAAATGGGCTAACCTTCGTCCAGACCTCATCATTGGGGACGACATGGAGAATGACGAGATCGTTATGAACAAAGATCGCCGCCAGAAGTTTAAGCGTTGGTTCTATGGTGCGCTTATTCCTTGTGTTTCATCTACAGGAAAGATACGTATAGTAGGCACAATCCTACACTTAGACAGTCTACTTGAGAACTTAATGCCAGCTTCTCAGTTAGCATCCCATCGTGGTGTTAAGAGTCTTATCAAAGAAGATTTAAAAGAATATTCCAGCAATGTCTTGCCTTGGAGGTCTGTCAAGTACCGTGCTCACACAGATGACTTTAAATCTTTGTTGTGGCCTGAGATGAAGTCTGCTACTGAGTTTAGGATGCAGAAAGATGACTATGTACGTCAAGGTCTAGCTGATGTCTACTCTCAAGAAATGCTTAATATCCCGTTGGACATTACTGACACCTTCTTTAAGAAAACTGACTTTGTGCCTATCAAACCAGAAGATGAAAAGAAGAATCTGGTGTACTATGCAGCCTGTGACTTGGCTGTATCCCAATCTCAGAAGGCTGACTACTCTGCTTTTGTTGTTGGTGGTATGGATGAAGATGGCAGGTTGTATTGCAAACATGTGATCAAACAACGTATGGATGCTTTGGAGATTGTGGATACAATCCTCATGATTCAAAAGATTTATAAGCCCGTACTCTTTGGACTTGAACAAGGTACGATTCAAAAAGCTATAGGTCCCTATCTCAATGAGGAGATGCTCAAGCGTGGAGAGTTTATCAACACTGTTCTGCTCAAGCCTAGTGGTGACAAACTTACCCGTGCTAGAAGTATCCAAGCTCGTATGAGAAGCGGGGCTTGTAAGTTCGATAAGGACGCTGAATGGTATCAAGGCTTTGAGGATGAGCTTCTCCGATTTCCTAGAGACAAGCATGATGACCAAGTAGATGCTTGGGCATACTTGGGCTTGATGCTCGACAGGATGTGGGAAGCACCAACCGATAAAGAACTTGAGGAAGAAGAGTACGAGGCTTATATTCACGAAAACAATTTGAACGTCTCAGGTCGTTCCCTTACTTGCGGGTACTAAAAGCTATGAACTTAAAAGACAAATACAACGTCAGTGACCTCGTGTATGAGGCTAACATTGCTGACCTTTTATGCAAAGAAGATTTAGCAACAATTGGAGTACAAGTCGTTAGAGACTTTGACAACGATCTGTTGTCCCGTAACAGTTGGGAAAAACGTACTGAAGCTTCTTTGAAGCTTGCTTTGCAGGTTGCTGAAACAAAGAACTTCCCTTGGCCTAATGCCAGTAACGTTAAGTTTCCCCTCATCACAATTGCTGCACTGCAATATCATGCTCGTAGTTATCCTGTCTTGATTGACAGTAACCTTCCTGTCAAATGTCGGGTAGTTGGAGATGACAAAGACGGTACTCGTGCTTTGCGTTCTACCCGTGTTGAACAACACATGAGCTACCAGCTTCTTGAAGAAGATGAAGATTGGGAATCAGAGATGGACAAGGTTCTTATTACACAGCCTATTGTTGGTTGTGCTTTTAAGAAGACCTACTATGACCCCATTCTCAAACACAATGTCTCTGAAAATGTTTTGGCTAAGGACTTAGTTGTCAACTACTGGACTAAGAGTCTAGAGACAGCTAACCGAATTACCCACGTTCTTCAAATGAGTAAGAACGAAATCTATGAACGTGTAGCTCGTGGATTGTGGTTAGAAGTATCTGAGGGTCGTCCTCAACAGTATGCTTCTACTGCTTTGGGTAACGGCTTGCAACAAGCCCAAGACAAAGCTCAAGGTATGTCTCCACCTGAGCCTAATGACTCAAGCACTCCTGTTGAGATTCTTGAACAGCATTGCCACATTGACTTTGATGATGATGGTTACGCTGAACCCTACATCGTCTATGTTCGTAGAGACAACAAACAAGTTGCTCGTATTGTTGCTAGGTACACTGAGAAAGACATTGAACGCAATAAAAAAGGTGATGTCATTCTTAGCATTAAAGCTGAACATTACTTTACTAAGTTTCCTTTTGTTCCTTCTCCCGATGGTGGCTTTTATGATTTGGGCTTTGGTGTTTTGTTGGGGCCGTTGAATGAGTCGATTAATACAATTGTCAACCAGCTCGTTGATGCTGGCACTATGGCTAACACTGCTGGTGGATTTCTTAGCCGTGGTATTAAGCTTCGTGGTGGTAACTACTCCTTCAACCCAATGGAGTGGAAGCATGTAGACACTACCGGAGATGATCTGCGTAAAGGCATTGTTCCTCTTCCTGTACGTGAACCTTCTCAAGTGTTGTTTACTTTGTTGAACCTGTTGATTAACTATGGCGAACGCATTGGTGGTTCTGTAGATATTCTTTCTGGACAGAACCCTGGACAGAACACTCCTGCTGAAACTACTCGTACTATGGCTGAGCAAGGCATGAAGATATTTAACGGTATCTTTAAACGTACTCACCGCAGTTTGAAACAAGAGTTTCGTAAGCTGTATCGTTTGAATCAAATCTTTATTAGCGAGAACACCCAATACGTTTCAAATGCTACAAGCCAGGGCATTGTGTTGGCTACAGACTATGAAGGTCCGGTAACTGACGTTATGCCTACTGCTGACCCTAGTATTACTTCTGATGCTCAACGTGCAAGTCAAGCTATGGCTCTTACCCAACGTGTTGCTGCTACTCCTGGTTTGTATAACCGCTATGAGGTTGAAAACACATTCCTTAAAGCAATCAAGATTACAAACATTGAGAAAATTCTTCCTGATCCCAAAGGACCTAACGCTGTTCCTCCTCCTCCTAATCCTAAGCTTCAGATTGAAGAGATGAAGATGAAGTCTAAGCAAGCTGAGAGTGAGTTGGCTATGAAGATGGGTCTACTCAAACTTATGGGTGAAGCAGAACTCAATCAAGCCAAGATTCAAAAGTTGCAAGCAGAAGCCGAGTCTATCAAGATTGGTATTGCTACTGAAGGCGAGAAGATGCGTATCCAAGAAATCAATACAAGTATTGCTCTTCAACGTGAACGTAGGGAAGGCATCCTTAGTTCCATTGACACTATGAGCAAAGTCTATTCGTCCTTTATGAAACAACAAGGACAACCCGAGCAGCAGTCACAAGCCCCCGAACAAACAATGGAGGGAGCAGGACAGATGCCGCAAATGATGTAACAAGGAAACCAAATGGAGATAGTCAGTCAAGATAGTTTTGAAGAATGGAAACACCACCCTGTCACTAAGCGTTTTATGAAGATGCTTGAAGTAGACCGGGAATCCATGAAGGAAGGTTTGATCAACAATGCTTTTGAAGAAGAAGCAGAAATCAAAGGACGATGCCGAGTAATCGCTGTCATCCTGAACATTGAGTACGAAGACCTGTTTGAAGTTAAATAAGAGAGAACCAAATGAGCAATGAATCAGGAATCAACCCTTGTGGTTGGAGGGTGCTAATAAAGCCCCAAGAAATTAAAGAGATGTCCCAAGGTGGTATTGTTCTTACTACTGGAAGCTTCAAAGACCGAGAACAGATGGCTAACACCACTGGACTTGTTATTGCTATGGGTGATCAATGCTATGCCGATGAACCCGCACCCTGGTGCAAAGTTGGCGACAAAATTATTTTTGCCAAGTACGCTGGTCTGCTTTACTTAGGTAAAGACGGAAACCACTATCGCATTATCAACGACAAAGACATTACAGGCACACTTGATGCTGATGTAAATCTTGTTGATCCATACTTAGCTAAAGGATAAACCATGAGTGAAAATGATACTAGTAACAATGATGACGTAGGATCAGAAGTTCAACATGAAGCTGAGTCTCAAGGATGGGTTCCTAAAGAACGCTATCGAGGCAACGAGTCTGATTGGGTTGATGCTGAAACCTTTGTAAAACGTGGTCGTGAGATTCTTCCTATCCTCAGAAAGAATAATGAGAACTTGGTTAAAGATTTAAACCAAACAAAGGAGGAACTCAAACAATTTCGAGAAGCTGCGGAAGAGTTCAAGAAATTTCAAAGGGAGTCTTATGAACGAAAGACTGCTGACTACGAACGCCGTATTCAAGAAATAAAAGAAAGCCGTGCTCAAGCTATTAGCGATGGTGATGGTCAAAAAGTTAATGCTTTAGATGACGCTTTGGATGAAGCCAAAGAAGATTTAAAGGAAGCCAAACAAGCTGTTAAGGATGTTGTTAGCGTACCTGAAGCACCTACTCCTACATCAATTGATCCTAACTTACAAACATGGTTAGATAAGAACACTTGGTTTGGGGAAGACCGCCGTATGACCAGTATTGCTAATGGTATTGGTGAAAGTCTTCGACTAGAGTTTCCAGGTCTTAAAGGACAAGCTTTTCTTGAAAAGTTAGACGAAGTGCTTACAGATGAGTTCCCTAATAGGTTTGGAAATAAAACAAAAGGTTCTACTAGTAGTCGAGTGGAATCTGGATCAGGTAGACAGGGTAGGGGCAATAGCAATGCTCAGTCCTATGACAATCTTCCTGCTGACGCTAAGTCTGCTTGTGATCGGTTTGTTAAGCAAAAGCTTATGACCCGTGAACAGTACGTAGCGGATTTTGATTGGTCTTAAAAAATACTTGACAAACAAACTTAAAGAGGACATACAATATGCCAAGAGCACTAAACGAATTTGAGAAACGTGATCGTCTAATTGAGAAAGCAGCAGAAAGAGAAGCCTCTGTTTCTACTGCTTCTGCTGTTACCACAAACCCACAAGGAAGTGGTACAGTGCGAAAACGCCGCAATGTGTTTAACGGCACAGAAGCTAAGCTTAGTGTGGGGCAACAAATTGATGGATACCATCTCCACATCTTCACAGATACTGGAAGTCGTATTCAAGAAGCTGTAGATAGTGGATATGAATTTGTTACCCCCTTAGAGGTAGGTGGAGTAAGTGAAAACGTGGTCAGTCGTAATACCGACCTTGGAGAAAGAATTAGGTATCTGGTAAACCCTCGTGCTGAAGGCACTGAGCAGTTTGGATACTTGATGAAAATACGGCAAGAATGGTACGAGGAAGATCAAGCCGAATTTCAAGCAAAGAACAACCGTATTGATGCCGCTATACGTAACGGTAAAGTCACTGGTGATAACCAAGGCTTTTATGTTCCTCGTGACGGAATCAAACTCACTTAATTTATCTGGAGTCCTCTATGGCAAACGTAAATCGTCCTGGTGGTTTAAAACCCGTCAGCTATCTCAACGGAGCACCCTACACAGGGCAAGCTCGGTTGTATTCTGTTCCTGTTAACAGTACTGCTATGTACATTGGTGATCCCGTTACCCTGAGTGGTAGTGCGGATACTAATGGTCTTGCTGGTATTGCTATTGGTGTTGCTGGTTCTGCAATTGTTGGTGTTGTAGTTGGTTTCCTTGTTTCTCCTCCTGGAGTTAGCTTGGTTGCATCTAACATTGATTTGACTATTCGCAGTATCCAAGCAAGTGCCACTACCGTTCAATATGCTTTGGTTGCAGATGATGCAAACATTGTTTTTGAAATTCAAGACGGTCAAACTACTCCTACTGCTCTTGTTGACATTGGTCGCAATACCAATTTCTTGATTGCCGCTGGTGCTACTACTTACAGTGATTCAGGTACTATCACTGCTGCTACTCTTACGGATAGCACCACTGCTAACTTGAAGCTTTTGGGTTTTACTCAGCGTGTGGATAACACCCCTGCTGCTGCATACGCAAAACTGTTGGTACGGATCAATAACCATGTGTACAGCGCCTCTACTGGCACTGCTGGCATTTAATTAGGAGAATAAATTATGGCAGGTATTATCACAACCAGTTCCCATCCCAAGGCCTTATGGCCTGGCATCAAAGCTTGGTGGGGACAAACTTATGACGAGCATCCTGAAGAGTATGTTGATTTGTTTGACAAAGACACTTCAACTCAGAACTACGAAGAAGATGTCCAACTGACTGGATTTGGTCTTGTACCAGTCAAGTCACAAGGCTCTGGCGTTCAGTATGACTCTGAAGTGCAAGGTTACGTAACTCGCTATACGCACGTTGCGTATGCAATGGGTTACATCGTAACTAAAGAAGAGATGGACGATAACCTCTATGAGAGCAAATCTCCAAGAAACGTGCCGCAGCTTTGGCTATGTCTTTTCGTCAAACGAAAGAAAACATAGCTGCTAACGTTTACAACCGTGCTTTCAACAGCACTTATAAAGGCGGTGATGGTGTTGAGCTTTGCTCTACAGCTCACACCAATACCACTGGTGGTACTTGGGCTAACAAACCTGCTGTTGATGTGGACTTGTCCGAAGCTGCTTTGGAAGATGCAGTAATTGCAATCATGGGTCTGCAAAACGACCGTGGTCTGTTAGTTGCTATTCAACCTTACTGCTTGCACATTGCTCGTCAAGAAGTGTTTAATGCTCAACGCATTCTGCACTCTAGCTACCAAACAGGTAATGCCAACAATGACATCAACGTCATTAAATCTGGCAACTATCTGCCTGGTGGTTTCAAAGTGAACCATTACTTCTCAGCTCCCCATGCTTGGTTTATCCGTAACACCATCCCTGGTGGTACTGGTATGAAGTACTACGAACGTCACTCCATCATGTTTGATCAAGACAATGACTTTGATACTATGAACGCTAAAGCCAAAGGCTACGAGCGTTATAGCTTCGGTTGGTCTGATCCTCGTGCTGTGTGGGGCGTTAACGGTCCTTAATTGTTATTAGTAACAAGCCCCCTCCTAGTGAGGGGGTTCTTTTTATCAAGGAGTAAATCATGGGATACGAAAAGAAAAAAGAAATGGGACAGAAGCCTGACCCTAAGAAATCATCTAAAGAATCTATGGCATCTAAAAAAGAAATGGTTGCCAAGAAGATGATGATGAAAAAGAAAAAATAATTAGAGTACACTCTAATCTTCCGATGACGCTCTCTTAGTAGAGCGTTGTTTCAAACAACGTCAAAGGAGTTTTTATTATGGCATCGCCTACCCGTTTCCCTTCTGGTGTATCTACACAAGCAATTGGTTCTACTCTAGGACAATACCCTCTTCCCGATCCCACAGACCTTGGTGTAGATTTTGAAGATTTCTACCAGTATGTTGCTGGTGATTGGACTGTAACTAACACTACAAGCCATCAAACTATTGGTCTTGTTGTTGGTAATGGTGGTTTAGTTTCTACTGCTGGTGGTGCTTCTACTACTACCAGTGACATTGGTGCTATCCAAACCAACCCTTTAAACTTTAACATTGCTACTAATGCAACTACAGCCACTGCTCCTCCAACTCAGCAAGCTTGGTTCTACACTGCATTTAAAGCTACTACTGCTGCTAATGACCAGTTACAAGTTGGTATAGCTAGCTCTATTGCTGCTCTAACTCCTACTGATGGCATTTACTTTAACAAAGCTGCTGGCTCTGCTGCCATTACTTTTGTTGTTCGTAAAGGTAGTGCTTCACTAGCTGCTACGGCTTACTCAAGCGGTACTACTACTGTTGCTACTCTTGTTGATGCCACCTTCATTAAGTTGGGTTGGTACTACGATGGCAAAGGTAACATTGATGTGTTTGTTAATGATGCCAAAGTTTGTTCTGTTGACGTAGGCGTATCTACTGGTACTGTTGTTGCTACATTCCCCAAAGCCACAAACATGGGTATGGGTTTTGGTTGTAAAGCCGCAGTAACCGCACCTACTACAGCAGACATGATTGTTGACTTCATGTTGTCTGCTCAAACCCGTGCATATTAAACATGCACAGAGAGCTAGTACATAAAGATACAGGAGACAAGATTACTGTTTCTATCGTTAGCGATGGTGGCAAGAATACTGTCTTTCTGTTATCTGGCGTAATTAAAAACGAAAAAGATTCTGTTTTTGATCCTATAGAAATTTCTAGGTTAGCAGGAAACCCTACTAACGTTCGTCTTGATTCAATTGTTTTTATGATTGAAACAGGACTTCGGGTGTTAGTTGATTACCGAAATCAACCTTACGTACTTCCTCTTGAAGGTCGTAGCAAGATTGATTTAGGTTGGGTTGGTGGGCTTACTGGTCATGAGATTGATGTAGTGTTTAAAGGGACTGGTTCTTTTTTTATCGTGTTAGACATCAGTAAGATGGGAGTCTGAAATGAGTGATGTATTTATTAAGAGTGGTGAACAACCTCGCTACTTTGCTTTTAGTGGAGTAAATTCAACAACTGTTGTTGCTGCTTCTTCTCCTATCTATAAAGAAAGTCCTTACGGTACTTTTCAAGCTATTGTTACTGGCACAGGTACTGTGTCTGCTACCGTAGCTATTCAAGTGTCTAATGAAGCAGCTACATTTAATGGTGATAAAAGTAATTGGATTACTTTAGGAACTATTAGTTTGTCTGGCACTACAACTTCTACTGATGGCTTTACTACTACTGCTCCTTGGAGATATGTTAGAGCCAACGTAACTGCTGTTGCTGGTACAGGTGCTACTGTTGAAACCATCATGGGTGTGTAAGCATCACAACTAAGGAAATATCATGGCAGTAACTTTAAGAGACGAAGTAGCAGGTCAAACTTCTACAGACCATGTAGTTAACACAGGTGCAGCAGTAATGAGCACTGGACTAGTAATATTTAACGTAGTTGGTGATGTTCAACTTATTAGTCTTGTGTCTGAGTGCTACACAACAAACGGTGCGGCAGCAAGTACTCTTGCTTTTAGTGCTGTGTCTCCTAGTGGGACTACAGCATTAAGTTCTGCTAGCACTTCACTTGCAAACGTAGCTGTTGGGTATTCAGTTATTATGTCTTGTGCAACTGGTGTAGGTGATGCACCACTACAAGGTTTGTCTGGAGTACTTTTAAATTCTGCTGCTCGTGGTATACGCATTCCCGGTGGTACAGCAATTAAAACAACCATTGCAACAGGTCCTACAACTGGAACTTGGAAACACTACATCCGATGGGAACCATTGGAACAAGGTGCTTACATCACAGCAGCATTTTAATTAGGAGTCTTTATGACCTCGACTGTATTTACTAGTGGGACGGTCATCGAGTCTCCTTGGCTTAATGACGTTAACAATGTTGTTTATAACAACTTGCCAGTTAACGGATTAGTTTGGAAAACAGGAACAGGTTCTCCAGAAGGTGTTGTTACTGCTGCTGTAGGTAGTCTATATTCAAACACTTCTGGTGGAACTAGTACCACTTTGTACGTTAAAACATCTGGTACAGGTAATACTGGTTGGACAGCTAAGTAATGTCCAACAGCAAAATATCAGCATTAACCGCAGCAACAACCCCCGTTGCGGGGACTGAGGTTTTGCCGATTGTTCAAAGTAGCGCAACTGTCAAACTTGCTATTTCAGATATAACGCCTGGTCTTGCCACTATCACCGCAGCTAAAGGTGGCACAGGCCAAACATCGTATGCAGTGGGTGATTTGCTGTACGCCAGCACCACTACTGCGTTATCAAAACTTGCTGACGTAGCCACAGGTAATGCGCTTATTTCAGGAGGTGTATCAACTGCACCAAGCTGGGGAAAGATTGGTCTTACAACCCATGTAAGTGGCACATTGCCTACTGCAAATGGCGGCACTAATTTGACCAGTTTTACTGCCAACGGTGTTGTATACGCATCATCTACAAGTGCATTGGCAACTGGCTCTGCGATTACTTTTGACGGTACTAACTTTGCTACGACAGGCACAGCAACCGCAGCCAAACTGATTCCTACTGGCACGTCTGTCACTGGTAACGGTTTGTATCTTCCTGCAACAAATGCGCTTGGGTTGTCTACAAACGGCACAAATGCTGTTTACATAGACGCAAGTCAGAATGTGGGTATAGGTACTAGTTCGCCGCAAGGAAAATTGAATGTTTCAAACGGAACAATATATGTAGGAAGCGAAGCTAACACAACCCAAACAAATAACTTATTAAATGGTTATGGATACCGCATAGGTACAACCTTGTATGGAAATGTCAGTATTCGATCTTCATACAATTTATCAAGCAATGCTGCCAGCTTAGAGTTTTATGTTGCGTCAGATGGCACAACCACTACCGAGCGTATGCGTATCGACAACCTAGGCAATGTGGGTATAGGTACTACAAGTCCTACAGCAAAAGTGCATTCGGCTATTAGCTCTACAACTTTGCCATCAATTATTGCTAGCAATGCAAATGACTATGACCAATTCCAAATCCGACAACCAACAAGGGGCGGCAACTTTGGATGGAGTTGCTCTGGGTCTACTTCTCAAAATTATGTAGTTACTGACCAACAGCGCAGTCAAGTCTTAGAAGTACACGGCACTACTAACCATACTTGGTATATAAGC